AATAGAAAAACGATACTGCGATGGTGCAGAGTAATCTATTGTTTCTGGTTGTCTTGTTAATGCGTTTAATTCTGTCATACTATTATTTATAACAAAAAAAAATGGGACCGAAGTCCCATTTTTATCTTAAGGTGCGATTTAAAATCTCTTACATTAAGTTAGCGATTTTAACTCTTCTGTAATATCTATTAGTTTCTTTAGTGAATGCAGTAGCAGAAGTACCAGCATCGTTGTTATCTGCAAGTGCACCAGAATCAGTAGCAAAAGGATTGTCTACCATTCCGTATCTAGTTTTGAAACCAATTTTTGGTTGGAATGTATTTTCACCAACTGCTCTCACCATTTGTAGTGGAACATATGGGCAATAGAAAGTACCAGCATCATAAGGTGAAGTACCTTTATATCCAACAACATAGTATTGACTTGCAGATACATTAGCAGCATATGGGTCTACATATACTTTGTATCTACCATTCAATACACCAGCGAAAGTGTTTTGAGTGTCATCAACATTTAAGTTATTGTTTAATGCAGGAGTGTAATCTAAGATACCAGCCATTTGTAAAGCAGAAGCAACATCAGAAGATACCATTAAGATATTTCCTTTACCTCTTCTTGTTTGTTGACCGATAGCGTTAGCATCTCTTTCTATTTGAAACATTAAACCTTTGAATTTCTCAACAGACCATCTACCATTTGAGTCTGTATCTAAATCAAAAGTACCAGCAGTAGTTGTATTTACAGCAGCGCCTTCAACAGCAGTTCTATAAATTCTTCTTACTACTTCTCTATTGATTTCAGATAAGATTTCAGCAGAAAGTATGTTAGCTAATTCAGATTCAGCGTCTAAACCGTGGATTGCTTTTAAGTCTTGAGCAAGTTCCATAGTGTATTCAGCTTTCAAAGCTTTAGTTTTCGCAGTAACAGTTGTTTTCTCAATAGAGAAAGCCATTTCAGCGAAAGCGTTAGTAGTTGTATCACCTAAATTTTCACCTTGTAAAGTAGTCATACCTTGTGCAAAAGTATAAGCAGTTTCAGGAGTGTCATTAAGTAATGCAGGGTTAGTACCTGATTGAGCAGCTGAAGTCAAGTCACCAGCAGCATCATCAGATGCGTGAGTACCATCAGCTTCGTCAACTAATGCTTCAGCACCAGATGGATCATTATATCTAGCTCTCATTGCGAAGATTAATCCAGTTGGACCAGTCATTGGTTGTACACCGCAAACATCATAAGCAATAAGATTAGGCATAGCTCTTCTTACTAACGAAATTAAAATTGGGTCCCAATTTGCCATTGGATTAGCGCCTGCAACCCCACCTTGACCAGATGACACATTGGCTGGGCCTTCACCCAAAAACTGTGCATCTTCTCTAAGTGCTTTTTGTTGATTTTCTAATATAACAGTAGTAACGGCTCTCTTATAAGCATCGCTGATTTTTGGTAAATCAGGGTGTTCAAGGACGGGCTGCCACTTCTCTTGTAAATGTTGTGTTTGAAACATCTCGTTTCTCCTTATTTGTTAATTATATTTATAAATTTAATTATTCAACGCCCTTTTATGGGTTTTATTAATTGCAGCCGTATATGCCGCCATAACATCAGAAGATTCAACTGTCTGAACAGCTCCCTCTTCCGTTAGAACTTCTTCTTTTTTCTCTTCAGTTGGAAAGTAAGATTCTTTTAAAGTTTTTAACTTTGCTTTATAAGTTTCTTCACTAACAAATTCAACTTCTTCAACAAGACCTTTAAATTTTTCTTTTTGAGTATCAGTTAAATCATCAGAGGCTTCAGCAACTAGAGAGTCTTTTCTAAGTTCTCCAATTCTATTAGATGAATCTTTCTTAGATTCAATTAAATCGTTTACTTTATTCTTGAGTTCTTCAATCTCTTGAGTCTGTGCTTCAAGAATATCGTATTTTTCGTTTGGAACATCAATATAATGCTCTTCAAAAAGATTTTTTAGACCTGCAATAAAGTCTTCAGAAATTTCACCCTTTAGACCTCTTTCAATTGCAAGTTCATTTTCTTTTTTCCACTCTTCAGTTACATAGTTAAGNTATGAATCTACTTTTTCAACCATATCTTCTTTTGTTTCTGTAAGTGAGTTTTCGTGCTCTTCAGTAAGTTTATCTTCAATTTGTTTAATTTTAGAAGATACTGCAGCTTCAAAAATTGTTTCTGCTTTACCTTTGAACTCGTCAGAAAAGTTTTCACCTTCAACTAGAGCAGCTACATCAGCTTTAACATCAACTTCATAGTACTCTTTTTTAACGATTTTTTGTTCTTCTTGCTCGTCATGCATACCTTCATAAGATTTCATAGCATTAACCATTTTTACCATGTCTTCTTTTTTAGCTTTGTGCATACCAGCCATGACTTTTTCCATCTCTTTCATAAGATTTTCTTTAGTCATTTTGCCGTAGTTTTCTTTGTGATGAGCTTCAGATTTTGTAATCTTCATGTCTTCAGCCATAACATTCTCTTCAACACCATGTTTGAATTGAACATCATACCATTCAACATTTCCGTTCTCATCTGGAATTGCGTGTGATTTTAATACTGGTTTGCCTTTACCCCAAGTTGGGTGTTCAACAACAGTAGCACAATCATGGTCTTTTGAATGACAAAGTTCTCTGACTTCTTCATCAGTATAACCTTCTTTCATTTTTGTACTTCCTTCAGCTTTACCGGCACCCTTTTGTGCAGGGTCACCTGATACTTGTTTTATTTTTTTAGAGGCATTCGGTCCAGAATCAGTCGGTGATGTAACTGCTTTACCTAAGTCTTCGGGCTTTTCAGCACCTTTCAACTTTGGCATAGGATCAGCTTTACCACCAGTAGAATCAGGACTTGCCTTTTCTTCTAGTTCAGCGACCACTTCTTTCTCCAAATCCTCAATCGTTTTTTCTAAATCTTGAGCCATTAGAGGTTCTCCTTTATTGGTTATTCATTAGTTAATATTATTTATAGTTTTATAACTTTTTAAGAAACTTTGCAAACGCCAAAGCCTCTATATTAGGGTTTTTCTTACGAACACCTTCTTCAATGTCTTCTACAATTTCATGCATATCTACTTCTTTAAGTAGACCATTGTTCCAAATCCATTCTTTTCCTTCCATGATACCTTCTACAAAGGCATTTGGAGCAGATGGGTCTGCCACAATATCAGCTGCTGCAGCTAACATAAAGTCTTTTTTTACATAATTAGCACCATTCTTCTGTTCTAAAGAACCCATGCCTCTTGATGATACACCAAGTTTACCACCTTCGTCCATAATATTTTTAACTATTTTACCCATTGGTGTATCCATAATTTTGGCTTCACCTATAAAATCATTACCTTCTTTTTTTAAAGAAGTAACCATATGAGAAACTCTATCCAAATTGACAGTAGGTCCTTCTGGGTGTCCCAGTTCGCCATATGCGCGATTTTCATTAATAAACTTTTTATTGTATCTGTTAATTTCAGATTCAAGAACATTCATGGGGTATATTCGCCCATTTCTGTTTTTGATTTCGGCTTGCATAAACACGCCTTTTATTTTATAGTCTTTTTTACCTTCTTTGGTTTCTTCAACTATAAATTTAGTTTCTTCTAATGCTTCTGAAATAAGTTTCATTATTCTTTCCTATACTATGCTGGAGTATCTATATTATCATAACCAGATACTTTTCTTAATTTCAAAATAATGTAACCAATACAAGCTGCATCATTTTCTAAAAAAATATCGCCAGTTACTCCACTTCCTGCATTGTTAGTAATTGGTGGTAGTTGTTGACTACCAATGTTAAAGTTACCATTACCTTGTAATGATAATGCAGTAATATTTGATGTTGCATCAAATTCTACTTCTAATATTGAACTCACACTCCAAGTACAAGATACGATTGCAAGTCTTGGGTCTGTAGCNGCACCTGATAAAGCTGATGCATCTACAACTTTAAGTGCAGTTGCATTTGTTCCTGAAATTGTTGTATGTACTACGGTTTCAAAATCTGTATCTCTTAGTGTTCTTGTCGTNTATGCCATACTACTTTCCTTGGTTTAACATTTCTCGCTCAAAATAGTTCATTAGCTCTTTATCAGTTACTTTAAACTTTTTTGAAGCATTTTTTATTGTTTTCTCAAAACTATTTATAAAGTCTGAGGGTTTGGAGTCCATAATAGAAAAGATTTCATCTACTGCCTTTTCATTCTAGGCGATAGTTTTTTATATTCTTTAGATTTTTTATGTTCATCTTTTTCTTGTAATGAACTATAAATTGATTCAAACTCCAATGTCATCATCTTCCTCTGTTGCTGGAACATGATTAGTTACGATTGTTTTAGCAATCACTTCTCTTTGTTTTTCTAAAGTTTCACCAACTTTATCAGACATTGCAGCTTTAAAGCTTGTTTCTGCAGATAGATTATCTTTATTTAATACATCATCTACGAATTTTGAAATATTTTCTTTAGTCATTATTTTTCTCCTCAGGAGGTTCTTCACCTCTATATTTAGAAACATCATCGGCCGGTATTGGTGAGCCGTCAACTGATGGATATCTTGTTACACCATCTGAACCATCAGGTACATTAATACCACCATCTTCAGGTTCAATTCCAGCTTCTCTGTTCATCTGGTCTCTCATAGCCTCTATTTCAGAATCGTTCATATTTAATACACTTTTGAGAACATATTCTTTACTAAAAAATGTAC